GTCCACCAGTGCATATAAGGCACTGCTCTGATTTCTTTACCGGCAACCTTGTTTACCGCCGGAACAATCATGTCTCCATCCTGTTCCCAGTCCATCAAACGGGGCTTTGGTTTGTTCGGGTTGTCATCAGTCTGTCCACAGTCGATGAACTCTGATGCTTTCTGACAAGCTTCATCCAGACGCTCAGCCGGTATGCTTTGCCAGTCCTCAAACAGAATTTGTAACATAACAACTGTTTTCGCCTGCTCGTCTAATTCCGGGTCATTCATGGCAATTAGAATGTCAATAATCGCGCGAAAATCCGTCCTGATAGAAAAATCCACCCCACTGATATTTAGTGAGGTGGGAAGCTCATAGGCGATCATTTTGTATACTTCTCCGTATACTTATTGACTGCCGTCTGCATTTTCTTTTTTCTCTTTTCGATTTCCGGTGCGATTGCTTCTGCGATCTTGTCAAGTACGATGTAGGCGAATACCTGACCATTGCCGAATACAGTAGTCGCTGTGATCGGCTCCTTGAACAGGTCTTTTGATGCTTCATATCCGAGCAGATAGTTGATTTTGTCTTCGATCTGTTTGTTCAGTTCTGCCACTTCCTTACCAGATGTGACTTTTTGAATAGAATTTTTAAGCTGGTCAAAGTACTCTCCCAGTTCCTCTGCACGTGCTGCTACATTGATATCAGTCGGGTTAAGCTTGAAAGAAGAAAAAACTTCGTCTTCGTTGTTGGTAAACGTGAATGTAAAAATTCCATCATCAATTTTGGTATTAATTACTTTTGCCATTTAGCATATCCTCCTTGTGTATGTGCTTATTCACTGTCAGCTGTGAATGTACCGGAACTGATATCAAATTTTCCTTTCACACGTTCGCCAACATAGTTGACAGTAAATGGAATCTGATAGCCAGATGTGTCTCCACCGTAGGATGTCGGCACAACGTAGCAATCCTGCTGATATGCTTCATACTTGCCTGCTGTGGCTTCCGTCCAGAGATGGACTTCAACTGCTTTTGTCTTGAGGTTATCATCTTTGAGGCGTCCGTCTACAATCTTCTGTAATGCTCCGAACAAGTCAGATGTGGTATCCGCATAGAACGGATCAGCATCAGAAGATACCTCATAGCCATTATGCTTAAATGTGGATTCTCCAAGAATGTTTTTAGATGTTTCGGTATCCGGGTTGAGTTCGATGTTGTACTCTTCCAGATCCTTTCCAAGACGCTCATATTTCGGCGTCAGCCCTCCGCAGAGGGAACCTGCGTCAATGTAATGAGCCATATATTTACGGTCAATCTTGCCTGTAACTGCCATAGAAATGTCCTTTCTGCCTATAACTTTTAAAAGGCTGTGTAGGTTAGCGACTATCTCCAACTGATAGCCGGTTGTTACTCGTTATATTACTTCATAAGTGTTTTCGTAGCGTACCGATAATGGCAATAACCAGTCCTGTACACCACTCTCCTGCGGCTCTAAACCATAGGAATTATCACGGGTTATACGTTTTATCACTCTTCCTTGAGAAAGCTCTGGAAAAGCATTTAAGCGTGTCTCAGAGCCATTTATGATAACTGGTTCTCGACATATCCATTTACCAAGATTATCCAGGAACTTCTGAACAGATAACTTCTGCCGTTCCTTGTCGGATGCTGTTCGGTACACTACATAAAATGGGTACTGACAAATTTGGTGCATTATTCCGCAAACATCTTCTTTTTCTGAATAGACCAACGCCCCGTTGTCTGCCGAGAATGCAATTCCTGATTCCTTGCCGAGTTCCTCAAATTTGATTGTTTCATTATCGTACAGTCCCGGATACTGGTTCAGAAGTGCTTTCATGGCATCTGTCAGAATCTCATATCCAGTTGCATCTTTTCCGATAGGTTTATCTGCCATGTCTGCCACCTCCTGCCTGTGCTTTTACCTTGCGAAGCCATGTACTACCGTATTGTCGTTTAGCAGCATCAAACCATTCAGCTTGTACCTGAGTATGCGGTGATTTTGTATATTGAAGATTCTCCTTTGCGTTTGTCTTGCCAGAATACTGACTCACAAGAACCTTTTCCGCATCGCGTCTTGCCCAGGTGCTACCTGTTGCGGGGTCGACCATGGTCTTTCCAAAATAAAGAAAACGTCCATATGGTTCTGCCGCCGCACATACAAATCCAGTCCCTTGCATTGATGTACTTTTGACTCTTGTTCGGTCAATAAAATCTCCCGAAATCATCGGCATAAACTCTATCATACTGTCCATGACCATTCCATCAAGGAGATACTGAGCTTCTTGATACTGTCTGGAAAATCTGTCCATATTTAGTTTGATTTTCATATCTCCATCGACTACGGAGAATCCTTTGAAATGATGAATCTTACTCATATCACTTACCTAGAATCTCAAAATGCGGAATCAGCGTATACGGGCCGCCAACACTGGTAATCTTGAACACGTTATCCTTGTTCTCGTTCATGTACTGATAGAATCCGTTCCGATAATCACCATCAGATACCGTTCCACCAGTCCACTCACCTTCCCAGAAAAACGATTCGTCTGAGAATGTGATAGTGTCTTCCAGAGCGTTGTTAATCTGCCTTTTCCACTCTTTAACTGGCACCCATGGGAGAATCTTGCCGTCTTTATCAGCAATGGTTATATCGCCATTCTGGACAGTATAATGGATGTGTAACTGCGCGTTGTCTGTTGCGTCTGGCCCGTACTTTTTGAGGATTGCCCCTTTGTCCGTAATGAGGTCGACACCGGATAAAACATGAGGATACCAGTACGCATCTCTTGTTGTGGCACTTTCGTAATAGTTGAAAATCGTCACTGTTTTTTCGTACATGATACCCTCTCCTTAATTATTCTTTCTGCACTGTCTGCTTGAGAACCTGATTCACACCAGTAGCCGACAATCCATTAAACATACCGACCGCAACTGCCGTGATGTAATCCGTTGCTGGAAAGTCCGGGATAACTCCCATCCCGACCGCTCCAAGAATTCCGCCAATAACCGCCATGATTACTGGAATCCATTCATCAGAGATTCTTTTTGATGCTTTACAGCCCATTCCTACGATGTAGCAGATCATAACGATTGCTATACATGAGCCAAGTGTTGAAATGTCCATCATTTATCACCCCTTAACGCCTGAACAGCATTCATAAAATTAGCTGTATTTTTAGCCATTTTCTCAATATTTTCAGGATTTTTAAGTTCTTCAATAGTTTCATGGAATGCCTGTTTCACTTCGGGGTTTTCTCTAAATATCTTTTTCATATTTTCTCTTGAGCACTCAAGACAAATATCTGTACTCCAATGTGGTTTAAGTTCTTTCCCGCATTGTCTGCATTTCATACTCACACCCCCGCATATAATACTGGTATTCCATCATCCGTCCTTACTCCCATCAGAAGCGGTAAAGCCGTCTTAAGAAGTAAGTCGTTCGTTTTCTGTACGTCTCCGGCGGCGGCATACACTGCACTCCATTCCTTTGCACCTGATGCTTTCTGCTGTGGCGTTGCATAAGAGATGGATTCACTGCCAGATGATACAGATGTTACAATGCCTGTCGTGCTACCACCGGACCCGATTGCGGTTGACGTACCGCTCACAGCGGCATTGGTAGCATTTTTTTCAGCAAGTTCAATCTGATACATCAATTCAGCCAGTGAACAGACCGCCTTTTTGATACGCTTCTGTGAGCGTTCGTTCGTCGGCAGTCCATCCACCAACCTGTCAAATGTCATTGTGTCCACAAAATCACTGGCTCTTTCTGCCAGTCGTGGAAAGTCGGTTTCTGGCACGACATTGCCGAATGATTCTGTATAGAATTTATAATCTGCATAAGCCATGCCAGTTACCTCCTACGTTTGTCATTTTGCTGTTACGCTTGCACTTCCGGCATTCAGCGCTTTGTATGTTCCATCACACTCAACCACTGTGATCTTCTGTCCGGTTGCCGCTGTGATATCGGCTTTTCCATCCCAAGTACTCCAGTTTCTGAGATTCTGTCCATATCCAACAGTTGCTGCATCTGCTGCAACTTTGTATTTATACACATTGCCAGCGTTTTCTTTAGCCGGATTTACAGTGATTTTTGTATCACCAGTTGCTGTTCCTTCCGCAGATGTTACTGTCAGAGTGCCGAGCGTTGGTGTTTCGTCAATGGTAATTACTGCAATTGCATCAATGTACTCTGCAAAAAGAGTAAGTCCCATAACCGCAAACGCTTCGGATACTGCTGTGTGGTAGTTGCCCTGTGTATGGAATCCGATCAGGTTTGTTTCGCCAGATACGGTATACACAAGACCTGCTCTCGCAAAGTCAGACTCGTTCGGGTCAACATAGTACAGGACGATGTTCTCAACAGGAGTTGCAATAACCTGTCCTCTTGGAATTTCACTGTCAGATAACAGGAAGATTGTATTGAATCCCATAAAGTCTTTCATGTACTGGAAGCCGAACTGGTTCTGAATAGTGATCTCAGCTGCGCCAAGATATTCATATACGTCTAGAATGTTGACAAATCCAACAACGCCAGTCACATTTCTGTGCATCTGTTTGAATTTGTTCTCAACTCGGCCTTTAGCCATTGCCAGAGCCATCTGGAATGTTGTTTCTGTGGAAGTAAGCGTACCGGTTTTCAAATAGTCGTAGAATCTTCCGGTAACATCAGTCTGAAGCTGGAAAAGGAATTCATCATCAGTCATCTGAACGGCGTTCTCGTAACCGTGATCCTTGATTGCTTCGATAGATACAGCCTTTGCGTACTTCTCAATGGTCATTTCCGCATAGTCCTTTTCTTTTACAACGAATTTGCTGTAAGGGATTTCCTCACCCTCACCAACTTTTCCGCTCTGTAAAGTACCCTCTGCGTATTTGGACTTGAGTACAGCACCCGGCTGCTTTTTGATAGGTCTCATGATACCCAGAATATCACGTAAGTGCTGCCAGTTTCTTTCGAATCTGGTAACAAAGTCAATCTCACGTGCTGTGACATGAATATCATTTGTCATAATAAGATTAGCTTTTGCTGCCATATAAAAAATCCTTTCTACCCATAATTATTAAGGTATTGGGTTAGCGGCTATACTCTGGCGTATAGTCGGTGTAAAAAAATCACTGGAATAACTGGATATTCTGAGCAATTGCAGCCTGCCTTTCGGACGGGTCTTTGATTGCTTCGATATCTTTCTTTGTCATGCTTCCCGGTGTCTGTTGCTGTCCAACATGAGTAGTAAACCTTGCCTGGTTCTGCTGAGCCTGCTGCTGAGATTCGTCCACGAAAGCAGATGCGTCAGACTGTTTCATCTGCTCGATCAGATCATTCAGTCCAAGGATTTTACCGTCTTTCAGCTTCAATCCTGCTTCCTTGATGTCTGCCATAACAGACTTCTTTGCAGCCTCACTGGAAAATTTGACATCATCAAGTGCTGCTTTGAGTGCGTCTGAGAAATCGCGGTCATAGATCTTCGCATTGAATTCGATCTCTGCGTCCTCAGCTTTCTTCTTCCATCCAGCAAGCTCTGTCTGAATGTTCGCCGGGTCGATACCGTCAAAGCTTTTTAAGGTTTCTTCTGCTGTCTCAGCACGTTCTTTCCAGCTGTCACGTTCACCCTCGACTTTTGACAGGGTTTTCGCTACTTCTTTAGCATTCTTGTAATGTTCAGAGAGTGCTTTCTTTACATCTGCCTGTTTATCCTCCGGGATTTCAATTCCAAATGATTTTAATGTGTCAATAAGTTTCTGCATATACATCCTCCTGGTCGTGTTTATTGACCTGCCGCCGCAGGTAAGTGGATTAAGCCAGTTAGACCACTGGCAGGGTAACTGGAATAACAGGAATCGAACCTGTGACACTCTGATTAACAGTCAGATGCTCTACCAACTGAGCTATATCCCATTAACCCGGATTCCCGGGTTAGCAAGGTATTTTACGTGCTATGCCTAAACACGAGACGTTTCGGGCTACGTCAACACCGCCTATACGGTCGTGCACCTCTGCACGGGTTGAATTCCACTGTTCAGTTATATGCTCACAAGGAGTGTATGCCGCCATGCACTAACGGCAATGGTACGCGTCGGAAATTGCATCCGCTTTTCAACCTCCAGATTCTGCCTGAACCTGTTTCTGTTAAGGACACGCACCCAAGAAAGGAGGAATCAATGAAAAATGTCTATGTCAAGTGGCTGTAACCACTTACGAATCTTCCCTATGAATACATTTTACCACAGAACCTTCAAAAAGTTGTGGTACATGTTTTAGCTAATTAGAGCATATCCCGGAGTTTTTCCACGTATCTTTTAACAAGATCACGTTCTTCCCTGCACTCTGCATCCTTGGACATATCGCTCATTTCTGTAGTAAGCTCGTCAAGGTGTTCTTCCAATGCGGCAAGCATCTTCCTCTTACAGTCCTCAGATTTGCCGGAACGATAGCTCTGTTTCTGCGTCATATAGTCGTCATAAGCATCTCGTCCGTCAGAACGGCTGTAATGTCCTCTGACATAATGCTCACCACGTCTGGCATAAGAACTACCTCTGTCGTAATCCGGCATCATTCTGCCGTCATTTGAGCTGTATCTCCCCATGCTGTCGCGCTTTCTTCCACGTTCGCTGTAATCGTCATTGTATCCGCTACGCATTTCATCAAGGACAGTATTGTAATATTCCACTTTCTTGTCCCAGTACTGCGTATTCTTGATATCTTTATACATATCAATCAGTTTGTATGTCATTTCCAGATTTCCAGTGGTCAGCCCACTGTCAGCAATTTTGGACAGTTCGTCTTCAATTCTTGCACATAAGTCTTTAATGTCTCTCATAATCACACCTCCTATGCTTCTCTGGTCACAACAATGTTTGCGTTCGCAACAGAAACAGCCTGATCGCTTGTATTCTCTACTGCGATATTAACGCAACATCCGCGAGGTACATCAATATAGATTCCAGAGGACACATTGTTGTACTGGTCTACTGCTGCCGGTGTGGAAATCATCTGAGAAGAAAGAACCGGCTCACCAGATATTGCAATAGCCAGAGAGATAGCCCCGACAGTACCACCTGTTGGAATTGCAATATTACCAGAGAAGTCCACGAAAAATCTAGCCTTGCACTGGTTAGTAAGTCCTCTCAGCGTAATGATTCCACTTCCCTCCCTGTGTTGAATGCAGTTAGAACCTTTAACTGCTGTGTTTGAAAATACTACGTTTCCATTTGCTGCTACAGTCTGAGCAGCAACATTTGTAAATTCTGCCATAAAAATACTCCTTTCATATCACAAAAGGACAGGTCTCAGCCTGCCCCTCTGTGTAATACGGCATAAGCCGACATCCGAATCAATCGAAAGATACTCTCGATATGAAGTTGTTAACAATTACATCCGGTGTTGCATCCGCATCCGTAATATGTGTTCGGATTCGGTACCTGGTAAGCCGGAATCGGTGCCGGATTGATCGCATTAATAAGCTGCTGTGTCTGTGAAGCCATTGCAGTTGTGAGAAGTGCGCTCTGGCGATCCTGAGAAGCAGCGCGTCTGAGATCATTGTTCTCAGCCTGCAAGTTAGAAATCTTTTCATTGCAAAGATAATCAAGGATTGCCCTTGTTCCGGCGTTCTGGCTGTCGATAATGTCTCTAGTGTTGTTGTTCATGGTGTTCTGGAGTGCGCAAGTATTCTGTGCCATGTTGTAGTTTATGCCCTGGATTGCTTCTCTGGTTTCGCAGCAGCAGTTTGCAAGCTGCGCCTGGAGTGCATTGGTATTCTGCATATTCGCTACAGTGTCAGCGTTAATAGCCTGCTGGATACCGAAGCCAGTCTGCATGATGTTGGTGTTGATTCCATTAAATCCGGTAAGCATACCGTTATTCATGGCATAGAAGCCATCACACAGGCCGCTATTGATTCCGTCAAGCTTGCTGATTACAGCGGAATTGTCGAATCCTCTCTGAATATCTGCCTGAGTAGCTGCTGTAGCTACATATCCTCCGCCGTTTCCATTATTGCCCCAGCCGTTGTTT